GATTACGATATAACAAAAACGCAGTCGCTAATGCTTAAAAATGCTTTTGATGAAGCTAAGTAAGGGAACTATACAAACAGCCCTTATAGACGTGGATATTATGCTCTATCGAGCCGCTTGGAAACACGAAGGTGGGGATATTGAAGAAGCATACGAAACTATTGATGCTATGTTTGATAATATTTTCTACATTACTCATTGCTACAGCTATATAGGATTCCTTACAGGAAAAGGAAACTTTAGAAAAGATATAGCAAAAACTAAAGAATATAAGGGTAATAGAAAGGATAATATTATGCCTGAGCATTTTCAAGATATTAGGGATTACCTAATAGATGAATGGGCTTGTATAGTTACTGATGGTATTGAAGCTGATGACGCTTTAGGTATATGTCAAACCAATATGAATGATACTATCATTTGCAGTATTGATAAAGATTTACTACAAATAAAAGGGCATCACTATAATTGGAACAGAAACGAAGTTTCCTTAGTAACAGAAAGCGAAGCCGATAGGTTGATTTACAAGCAAACACTTATGGGGGATTCAACTGATAATATAGTTGGTATACCTAGATGTGGTGATATTAAATCTGAGAAAATATTAGCCGAAGGGGAGATTGAGGAATCTTACGAAGACAAATGTAAGAACGCTTACATAAGTTACTTTAAAGACGAGGAATTATCAATGGATATGTTTAAGGAAAACTACTCTTTAGTTTACATAGCAAGGGAAGTTGATGACGATAGGTTTGTTTCTGACTTCAAAATACCTGAACCGACCTTTATTTTTTAACATTAATTAATTATATTCGCAAAATGAGTGAAGAAGACGATAAGTATAAAAAAGAAGTAAGAGCTAATGTATTAGAACTCTTAATAGAATCTAATGACGCTGTATTTATCGTGTTAGGTAATTACATAGACGGAGAATCCGTAGAATTAGATATGGCGATAAACGCAAGTAATGAAGAGATGTTTGAGATTTTCTCGGAGCTTTTCAAAAACAAAGAAGTCAGAGATGAAGCAAGAAAAGCTGTCCTTTACTCTGATTATGGAAACAAAAACGCAGACAGCTTAAACTTAAATTAATCAATTATGCAGAATTCAATTAAAGGTACTTTACTAAAAGTATTAGAAGTAGAAACAGGAGAAACTAAAACAGGAAAAGCATGGAGCAAGAGAGGTTTCGTTGTAAAGACAGAAGACAAATTCCCGAAAGAGGTTTGCTTTACTCTCTTCGGAGAAAAAACAACCCTGATAGATTCTCATCAGTCAGGAAATATGGTGGAGGTTCACTTCAATATTTCTTCAAGAGAATACAACGGTAA